CTTGATACAAACTATCTGGACACCATTGCGGAAATCAAAGCCTATACCGACGACGATGATGAGGATAAGGGCGAGTTTGAAGGCTACGCATCTATTTTTGGAAACAAAGACCTTGGCAACGATGTTGTTGATATGGGCGCATTCAAAAAATCATTGCGCCGCCGTGGAGCCAAGGGTGTAAAACTTTTATACCAGCACGACACTAAACAGCCCATTGGTGTGTTTGATAATATCAAAGAGGATGACCGAGGGCTGTATGTTAAAGGCCGCTTGGCACTTGGCACACAAAAAGGCCGTGAAGTATTTGAATTGATGAAGATGGGAGCCATTGACGGGCTGTCCATTGGATATAAGGTTGACAGCAAAGGTTATGAATATGACCGAGGCGGTAAACGCAGACGACTCAAAGAGGTTGACCTTATGGAGATTTCTGCTGTGACTTTCCCAATGAACCCACAGGCTACTATACAGGCTGTGAAAGCGGAAGGTCGCACAGTTAGGGAGTGGGAAGGTTTCTTTCGGGATGAAGGAGATTTAAGCCGTTCCGATGCAAAGATAGCCGCAAAAGCGGTGTCTGAAGCTCTGACTTGTCGGGATGACGAGCAAGCTGACTTAATCAACGCTATAAAGCAAGTAACCGAAACCCTGAAAGGATAGTAAAATGACAGATGAAGTCAAAAACTATATCGAGGAAATGGGACGGACTTTTGAGGAATTTAAGTCAACGATAAATACTCGTCTGACCGAAATAGAATCAAAAGGACAAGCAGACCCATTGACCGAGACAAAACTTGAGAATATTGAGGGCGACCTTGATAGGCTTGAGGATTTCAACCAAAAGCTAACCTTGCAAGAGCAAGAGCATAAGCAGTTGGAAGAAAAATTAACTCGTTTTGAGACAATGCTAAAACGCCCAGACGCAGGTGTCGAAACACCACAAGTCGATTTGGCGGTCAAAGCATTTGACTCATATCTCCGCAAAGGCGAAAACGAGCTTTCACCTGAAGAAAAGAAATCTCTGACAGTCGGTGATAACACCGCCGCAGGTTTTCTTGCACCACCAGAGTATGTAAATGAACTGATTAAAACAGTGACCGAGGTTTCACCATTGCGTTCAATCGCAAGAGTGCGCCCGACAACTCAAAAATCAGTCCAGATGCCATCACGCACAGCCACATTCTCAGCAGTATTTGTTGCAGAACAAGGCACACGCTCTGAAACTACAGGCTACACAACTCAACAGGAAGAAATTCCTACACACGAGATGTATGCGCTTGTTGATATTTCCGAGCAGTTGCTTGAGGATAGTGTTTTCAATCTTGAGGCAGAGATGCAACAAGAATTTGCAACACAGTTTGCAAAAGCCGAAGGCACAAAGTTCATCACAGGCACAGGCGTTGGCGCACCAGAAGGTATCACCATAAACAGTGACGTTGGCACAACCAACTCTGGCTCTGGCACAGTGTTGACAGCAAACGGGTTGCTTGATTTGGTACATGCAATCAAATCAGACTATACGAATAATGCTACATTTGTGTTCAACCGCACAACACTTGCCGCTATTCGTAAGTTGCAAGACAGTGCAGGTCAGTTTGTTTTCCAAGCTGGTATGTTGCTCACAGGCGGCGTTCCAAACACAATCCTTGGATACCCATATGTTGAGATGCCAGATATGCCAGACGTTGCGTCAAGCGCAAAGCCTGTTGCATTTGGTGATTTCAGCCGTGGATACATGATTGTTGACCGAGTTGGTCTGGCAGTTCTTCGTGACCCATTCACACAAGCAACCAGTGGTAATGTTCGTTATTACGCACGGAAGCGTGTAGGTGGTCAGGTTGTTCTTGCTGAAGCAATCAGAACTCAAACTATTAGTGCATAAGGAGTAAGATATGTATGATTTATCAAATTCCATAAACCCAGCAGTTTCACTTGCCGCCGCAGTTCGTTCAGCCGCCGCAAATGGAACAGGTGTTGACCTTAAGGGCTACGAAAGTGCAACAATCCTTGTTGACGTAGGTGCTGAAGGCGACACATTGTCTGGCTCAGTGTTTTTTGAGGTTTCGTTGGAAGAGTCCGACGATGACTCAACATACACAGATGTTGCCCAAGCTGGTATCGTCGATGGCACAATCGCATCAGGCGGCATCTTCTTGAAACTTGATGGAACAGCAGGGGGCAACCCTGATTCCACAGGTGGCATTTTCCGTGTCGGTTATGTCGGCGGGAAAAGATACATTCGGGTGGTTCTTGCCAAAACTGGCACACATTCAACTGGCACACCTATCGGTGCGATGGTTGTTCGTGGTCACGCAAGACACACTGGAGATAACGCATTCACACCACACAATGCGTAGGTAATCCCTCTAGGGGTGCGGGATACAACCTGCACCCCGTAGGAGTCCAATATGACTATTAAGATATTACACAGATGCCAAGCCGCCGCAGATGAACATGGGTCAACCACTAGATATTATGAGGTGGGTGATGTGGTTGAAACAGGTCAACCTTGGCAAGCAAAAATTGCAGAATCACTTGTTGAGGCAGGATTAGCCGCCGAGACAAAAGTTGTTGCACCGAAAGAAACTAAGACAAAAACCAAAGCTAAGAAATAGGTGAAGCATGGCGGGCCTTACAATCGTTGCAGATGTTTCAGACGAGCCAATCACCGCAGACAATGTGCGTGAATATGCACATATAGATGACGGGGTGGAAACCACAGTCATCACAAATATGATTAAGTCCTCAAGAATGTATGTTGAGAACTACTTGGGGCGCAGTCTTTTAAATCGAACTCTTAAATACAGCATTGATTACGTCGATGAAGTTGACCAGCCCTTATGGGAAGGCACACGCATCGGGCCTGATATGACCATCAGGCGGCGATATTTACAACTCCCCAGACCGCCCGTTGTAAGTGTCACGCATGTCAAAACATTTGATGATGCCGATACAGAGACAACGCTTGCATCATCAAAATATTATTTAGACAATCAACGTGAGCCAGCTAGGATTGTGTTACGCAATGGAGAAACATGGCCAACAGCCTTGAGGGTCGCCAATGCAATTGAGGTCACTTATGTCTCAGGTTATGGCGCATCAAGGTCAAACGTGCCAGAGGCAATCATCCAAGGGCTTTTGAGCCACATCACATTTATGTATGAGAACAGAGGCGATGCGTATGGTAAACCTCAGAACCCATTGCCTCATTCAATCAAGTATCTTCTTGACCCTTACAAGGTTTTGAATTTTAGCACAGACCCGTTCAACGACAGCGTATCAGGTTATTAAAATGATTGGTTCAATGCGGCATCAGGTCAAGATACAGTCGCAGTCGGGTTCGGCAGATGGCGGCGGTTCAACTAATTTATCGTTTTCAGATGTTGCGACAGTCAACGCATCTATCAAGCCGCTTGCAGGTGGTGACAGGTTTTTTGGAGACCAGATTGAGGAGCGTGTGACACACATGATTACAATACGCTTCAGGCGTGATGTCACTTACAAGAACCGCCTCAAGTATGATTTTGCAGATGGCGGGACAAACTACAGTCGAATATTCAACATCCGCAGGGTAATCAATCGGGACACACGCAACAGGTTTCTTGATATTCTTTGCGAGGAAGGGGTTGCGACATGAGGGTATCGGTTGATGTTGAGCATAAGACAAGGGTTGATAAGGTTTCGGCGCAGTATCGTAAGCAAGCTAAAGATGCGGTCTATTCTGGATGCTTTAAGATTTTGGACATTGCGGTGACAGAGATTTTACGGGGCGCAAAGACAGGCCGAATATATAAACGTGGTGGTAAATCACACCAAGCATCAGCCGCAGGTGAATACCCAGCTAGTGACACAGGCAACCTTGCCAGCAACATCAACGTGCAAATACACACAGGCGGTCTATCTGGCACAGTAGAGAGCAAGGCGGCATATTCATCATATCTTGAGCCAAGCGGTGTTGAGTTTGGCACAAGCACAAGCGGCGCAAGGCCATTCATGCAACCATCAGCCGAGAGAGCAAGGCCGTTTATTCGTAAGAAATTTGCGGAGCTTAAAGCAAAATGAGTCTACACAGTTGGCCTTTACAGCAAGCGATATTCTCAAAGCTCAATGGTGCAAGCCTTGTTGATTATGACGGGGATGCGATTACAGGTGTGTTTGATGATGTCCCAGAACAGACAGCATACCCGTATGTTGTTATTGGTGAGGAGACCGCCACAGAGAATGGCACAAAAGATGTTGACGCTCATGAGCATACTTTGACCATACACGTTTGGTCACAGTATCGAGGACTCCAAGACATTAAAAAAATCATGCAACAAATATATACTCAACTACATAATACTGCTATAACAGTATCAGGTGCTAATTTGGTCAATATCAGACATGAGTTTGAAACTACCTTATTAGAGCAGGATGGCATCACACGGCATGGAGTCATGCGATTTCGGGCCGTTGTATTTGATTAGGAGAAAGATATGGCGGCGCAAAAAGGTTCAGCCTTATTAATGAAAATCGGCAATGGTGGTTCACCTGAAGCATTTACCACCATTGGCGGTATGCGTTCAACAGCTTTGGCAATGAATGACGAGGCTGTTGATATTACAAACAAAGACTCTGCAAGAGCTAGAACATTACTTGCACAAGCTGGTGTAAATAGCATGACTGTTACGGGTTCAGGTGTGTTCACGGATAGCTCCTCAGAGGCAACTTTGCGAAGTGCATTTGATGCGGCATCGTTCACAAATTACCAGTTTCTTGTTCCCGATTTCGGAACATTCACAGGCGCATTTATGTTGCAGTCTTTGGAATACGCAGGTGAGTTCAATGGTGAGGTTACATATAGCTTTACCTTTGAAAGTTCTGGTGCAATTACGTTTGCGACAGTCTAATGAGTTGGGCAAGCGTAACAGTAGACATTGGGGACGACCAGCACCCAGCCATGTTTGACGCATCACAAATGATGCTAAACGTAAATGCGGCGGTTGATTTATCAGAAGTCACATCAGTTGTTATCGGCAAAAACAAATATAATATTGTTTCTGCTGTTGATGTTGCAGGTCGTGGTGAAATAATAGACGTAAAACTTGAGGAATCCAAAAGTAAGAAATAGGAGTGCCACATGGCAAACGCAATTCGAGGAGAATTGAATATTGAGTTAAACGGCTCAACTTACAAAACGAAACTTAATTTAAACTCCATAATGGTGTTGGAGCGCAATTTGGGGCGGTCTTTAATAAAGACGACCCAAGACCTAACCAATGGCGATTTGCCCCTTACCGAGCTTATACAGGTCTTGCAGACCGCTTTAAAAGGCGGTGGTAATGAGTTGAGTGATGCCGACATTAAAAAGCTGGTATGGGATGCAGGTTATGTAAATTCATTAGGGGCGGTTGCAAATATCCTAACAAATTCGCTCATGGGGGGCGATGAGGATGAGGGAAAGCCAGAGGCGGTGAACCAATAGAGCAAATCCCTTGGGATGATTTAATCGGAGCAGGGATTGGGGTTGTAGGGATACCGCCATCAGAATTTTGGGAGATGGGCTTACAGGAATTGTTTATTGTGCTGTATGGTTATCAAGAGGCAAACAGGGTAGGTGAGAAGCCTCTGACCAAAAACGAATTGGAAGATATGATGTTGAGGTATCCAGACTAATGGCGACAACAGTTGACACAATTCTAGTCCGTGTTGAGGCAGACCTCAAAGATGTCAATGCCAAGCTCAAACAGCTTGAGCGTAACACCAAAAAAGCCACAGACAGCGTAAACAAAGGATTTAACCGCATTGCCACGGGTGCAAAAGCACTTATCGGTGGTGCGTTGGTCTTTCAGGTTGGGCGTGGTGCAAATGCGCTAATTCAGTTGGCAAGTTCAGCCGAGGAGATGCGGAATAAATCTGCAACAGTCTTTGGGGCGTTTGCAGGTGATGTAACTAGACAGCTTAATATTTTTGCAGATGCAACAGGTCGCTCAACTATCGAGCTTGAGGGCATGGCGGCATCTGTTCAAGATACTTTTGTGCCGCTTGGTTTTGCGAGAGGCGAGGCGGCAGATTTATCAGTTCAATTGACAAAGTTGGCAACCGATGTTGCGTCGTTCCAAAACGCTCAAGACCCAGAAGTCATGGCGGCATTCCAATCAGCCTTAGTTGGCAACCATGAGGCGGTTAGACGTTTCGGTATCGTTATTACCGAGTCAACCTTACAAGCCGAGCTTAACCGCATGGGTATTCGCAAGAATATCAATGAGCTAACAAACGAAGAAAAAGTAAGAGCAAGGTTGAATCTATTGATTGCGGGTTCAGGTGACGCAATCGGTGATGCGGCAAAGACAGCAGACTCATTTGAGAACTCACAAAAACGCATGAATGCAGAGCTTACCGAGCTTGCAGTTGGGGTATTGACTCCCTTATTACCAAAACTTGCAGAGTTAGCTCAAAATATTGCAGATGGCGCAGATGCTTTACATGATTTTTTAACAGAGATTGGGCTTGCAGATAGCGGTTTAACAGGGCTTGCAGAAGCAGAGAGGGCTTTTGTTGTTCAGCTTGAAAAAGTTACTGAGATGCAAGCCAAGGCCGCTTTACAGACCGAGCTTTATGGTAGAACTTTTGGTGGACTTGACCGCCATCTTGAAAATGCAAAAGCAAAACTTAATGAATTAAGTGATGTGATGATTGACCTTGCTGAGGATAATGAGGCATTACAAAAGGCAGAAAAAGCTCTTGCAGACCAAAGAAAAAAAGAAAAAGCTAACGAGCTTGAAGCGGGAGAGTCTAAAAAATTAGAAGACAGAATCAAAAAAGAGCAAATTCTCCAACAACAGTTGCAAGAAATTAAGCGCACAGGCAACGAGCTTGATGGTGAAATATTGGCAATGCGCTTGGGTATATCATCAAAAGACAATGAGCGTATAGATGAATTAGAACAACTGGTGCGGCAAAATTTTGCTCTCAATGAGTCGCTAGAAAGACAAAAAGAGGTTTACTCATCTGTCAAAGGCGCAACGGAGCAGTTTGGTAACAGCATTGCAACGACGCTTGCGGATGGATTGCTTGATGGCAAGCTGGCATTGGATGATTTCAAAAATATCGCTAGAAATTTTGTTTCAACGCTAATCTCAGAGTTTATTCGCCTCTATATAATAAGAAATATTTTAAGCAACATTTTCCCATCAGGCCAAACCACATTTGGCGGCGGTTCAATGGGCGGCAGTGGCGGCGCAGGTTTAGGCGGCGGCGGTGGTGGCAGACTAAACTTTTCAGCAACAGGCGGCACAGCCCAAAGAGGTATGCCAACAGTTGTTGGAGAGCGTGGCCCTGAAATCATCATCCCAAATACCGCCTCAACAGTCATGAACTCAAACAACACACGCAGTGCATTGGGCGGGGGCAGTGTTGTCGTCAACCAAAGCATAAACGTCAGCACAGGCGTATCCCAAACAGTCCGAGCAGAGCTTTTAAATTTCTTGCCTGTAATCCAAAACCAGACCTTGAATGCGGTTGCACAAGCTAAAGCCAAAGGCGGCAGAATGTCGGAGGTGTTATAGTGGCGACCTATACATATCCGTTGAGCTATCCAACGAGTCCGAATTATTCTCAGTCACGATTTGAGCTTATGCGGCGCACTGGAATATCGGAAAGCCCATTTACAGGCACACAGCAAACTTTTAGCTACGAAAAGTTTTCAATGTGGCAAGCAACCTTGACCCTGCCGCCGATGAAAAGAGTTCAAGCGGCAGATTGGCAAGCCTTTTTTTTAAAGCTCAGAGGGCGCAGAGGGACTTTTGAGCTTGGCGACCCAGACGCAACATCCCCGCAAGGCGCAGTCGCAGGTACAGTTAGGATAAACAACTCAGGTGGGTATTCCGCAGGAACTAGCACGATTGCAACAGATGGATACACCAATGCAGACAGCACAGTCGTTTTTAAGGCTGGTGATTACATACAGGTTGGAACAACTTTGCATCTGATTGTCAACAACGCAACATGTTCGTCGGGGGCGGCAAATCTTGACATTGAGCCAGCCCTCAAGGGCAGTATCGGTGATGATGCAACAATTACTTATACAAACCCGAAAGGTGTTTTTAGATTGGACTCCGACATTTCAGGGTGGGACGCAAACGCCGCATCAACATATGGGTTTAGCTTCAGTGCAAGCGAGGCATTCTAGTGACACGTTCATCAACCACAGCTTTTAACAATGCGATTGCCGCCGATAATGTTGACCCATTCTTTGCAGTAAAGTTAGAATTTGAAAGCGGTACAACACGCTTCTGGACAGGTGTTGGTGATATTGCATTTGAAGCGGGTTCAGGTTCAGAAACATTTACAGGGGCAGGGGATTTAGCAACAATATCAGCCGTAGAGGAAACAAATGATATTGAGGCAGGTGGTGTAAGTTTTGCATTGTCAGGTATAAATTCATCATTGATTAGTTTGGCATTATCAGAAAATTATCAAGGCAGGAATGCAACTTTATATCTTGGCTTATTATCGTCTGGCGCAGTCGTGGCAGACCCATATATTTTGTTCCGTGGCTCAATGGATATGATGGATATTGTCGATGGTGGTGAAACAGCAAGCATTCAAGTTAAAGCGCAAAACCGATTGGTTGCCTTACAAAAAGCAAAGCCCCGCAGGTTTACACAGGAAGACCAGAAGCTCATTGACTCAACAGACAAGGGGCTGGCATTTGTCAACGACTTGCAAGACAAAACCATAACATGGGGTACAGGCAAAGCAGACCAAGGCTTGCCACCGCCAACAACTAGCGGAAACACAGTTTATGACGTTTACATCCGTGCGCCAATATAGGTGTTATCATGCGGCAAGAAGGTTGGGAAAATAGACTTGAAGAACTTGTGCAAAGTAAGCGCAATCAGCCGTTTAATTGGGCATATAATAATTGTATGGGTTTTGTTGCAGAGGCACAAAAGACGATTACAGGAGAGACCGACTTTCCAGAGGTGCTTGAAAATCTTGGAAGCAAAAACAATGCTCTTAAATTAGTTTTGAAAAACGGCTCTCTTACAGATTGGGTCAACAAACATCTTGACCAAATCCCAATAACAATGGCACGGCGAGGTGATATTGTGGATGTTGAAACATGTGAAGGCCCAGCGATGGGGCTGTGTATTGGCTCAAGGGCTGTATTTATAGGTAAAGATGGCCTTGAATATATATCCCTTACATCACTCATCAGGGCTTGGAGAGTCTAATGCCACAATTACTTGTTACAGCCGCAATCGGGTCAGCAATCGCAACAGGAATTGCAGTTGCAACAGGGATAACAGCTTCTGTAGGAGCTTTTTTCTTAGCATCTTTTCTAATAACAACAGCAACAGGTATTGTTGGCATGGTGCTTGCGCCAGACCAAAAAATGCCATTGTCTCAAAATATGCGTGGCAGAGACCAGATGTTGCGTCAACCAAACGCTCCGAGAAAATTAGTGTATGGAAATGTTAAGGTTTCAGGGCCAGTTGTTTATATGCAAACAGTAGGCAAATCAGAGATATTGCAAATTGTTGTTGCACTTGGGACGCATGAGTTCCAAGCGATTGATGAAATATACATAAATGAAGATGAATTGACACTTGGTTCGGCGGGGTCAGATGGTTTGCAAGCCCCAACAGCACCCGACCAATACACAGGAAACAATACAAAAGGCATTCCAGATTTAAGAATTCAAACAAAACTTGGCTCAAGTTCAGACTCAACTTTTGACGAATTGATAGGCGCATCAAACGGCCTCTGGACTGACCAACACAAATTAACAAATATTCCTGCTATATATGCAAGGCTTGGGTATAACAATGAAACATACCCAAATGGTATTCCAAACATCAGCGCAGTTGTTAGAGGCAAAAAAATATTAGACACACGCACAGGCTCAACGGCGTATTCAACAAACAGCGCATTGGTTTTGTATGATTACCTAACCTCAGAGTTTGGCTTGAATTGTGACACAAGTGAAATCAATACAGCCTCATTTAACACCGCCGCCAATGTTTGCGATGAGGATGTTTCTCTTAAAGCAGGTGGCACAGAAAAGCGATACACGACAAATGGAGTGGTCAATACAAATGACACGCCAGAGAATATTATCAAAGCACTTTTGAGTGCGATGGGCGGGACTTTAACTTATTCAAATGGTCAGTTTTTCGTGAAGGCTGGAGCGTTTATCAGCCCATCAGACACACTTACAGATGATGATTTTGCAGGGCCAATCCAGATTGTAACAAAGCCAAGCCGCCGTGAAAATTTTAACGCCGTTAAGGGTCAATGGATTGCAGAGGAAACAAATTGGCAGTTGGCAGATTACCCAACAATAACCTCATCCACATTTGAGGCAGAAGATGGCAATGAGCGCATATTTAGAGAGCTTGACTTGCCATTTACTAATTCAAGCGCAATGGCTCAAAGGCTTGCCAAATTAGCTTTGTTTAGAAGTCGTCAACAAATTCAGTTATCAGGTCGCATGAAACTGACAGCTTTCAAATATGATGTAGGCGACACTATCAATATTACTATTGACCGCTTTGGGTTTTCTTCAAAGGTCTTTGAAATCACAAGTTGGTCTTTATCAGTCGAGGGGGGTGAAAGCCCCGCACTTGGTGTTGATGTAACAATGAGAGAAATTGTTAGCACAGTCTTTGACTTTACAGCCTCAACAGATGAGCAGGACTTCACGGCAGACAATACAATTTTAAGGTCGCCGTTTGATATTCTTGCGCCATCGGTTTCAGTTTCAGATGAACTCAGGTTGCAAAATGAAACACCTATCACAGTTCTAATCGTTAATGTGCAAAGCTCTGATTTCTTAGCGCAAGAATTTGAGGTTTCATTAAAACGAAACAGCGAGAGCGATTTTATTTTCTTGGGCAGGTCATCCAATAATAAGTTTGAGTTTGTCAATGCATTGGATGGTGAGACTTATAACGTAAGAGCAAGGGCTATAAACTCAGCAGGTGGTGTTTCGTCATTCACAACCACGAATCATCAGGTTACGGGCGGCACGGCACTGCCTCAGGATGTCCAGAATTTCGCCGCAAATATCATAGGCAAGGAATGTCATCTTTCTTGGACACCTGTGACCGATATTGATTTATCACACTATCAGATTAGACATACGTCAGCGACATCAGGGGCGAGTTTTCAAACAGCGCAGATTTTCGCAAGGAAGGTTTCTCGCCCTGCAAACACAGTAATCGTGCCAGCACAAACAGGCACTTATTTGATTAAGGCATTTGATAAAGGTGGGCGGCAATCACAAAATGCTACGACAAGCGTCTGCATCATTGAGGAAATCGAGGCTGGTAATGTTGTTAGCACGATTACAGAAAGCCCTACATTTAATGGCACAAAATCAGATGTTGTTGTTGTGGATAATAAATTGCAGTTAGACACCACGATAAATTTTGACGCTGGCTTATCAGGCACAGGTAATTTTGATGATGCTTTGGGACTGTTCGATGGGGGGAGCTCTAACATAGACAACGAGGGGACATATTCATTTGTAGGCCAGACGGGGGAGGCTAGTGTTGACCTTGGGTCAAAGTTTACCAGCCGTGTAACAGCAATCTTAACAACAGACCGCCTTGATTATGTTAATGATATTGATTCGGAGGATGGCAACATTGACGATAAATCTGGTTTGTGGGATGGCGATACAGCCCCAGCCGATGTTAACGTCAAACTACAGGTATCAACAACAGATGGAGACCCAGCAGGAAGTCCAAGCTATACCGACTTCAGAGATTTCATCACGGGCGACTATTCGGCACGAGCGTTTCGTTTTCGGGCGGTTTTACAGAGTGAAAGCACAAACAGCACCCCAACAGTTTCAGCCTTGCAGGTTACAGTTGATATGCCAGACCGCTTTGATTTTGGTAATGACATATCCAGTGGTGCGGGAACAAAAGCAATTACATTCAGCCCTGCATTTAAGCAATTAGATAATGTTGCCATTACA